TGCACGCCGCCACGCGCAGCGGCACTGTTTTCTACCGCCTGCTGGCCCTGATCGAACGAGAATTGATAGCCGGGTGAGACGCGGAAGCGGTCGTATGCGGCTTGCTGCTGCTGTGCGCTCGTTTGACCTGGAGTGGTGGTGGTGACACCAGGCGTCCCACCAGTGGTTACGAGCCGATAGCCACCGGGAAGTTCGATATTGCCCACACGCGAAGCGATTGCGCCGAAAATCGGATGCGAGCTATTGGCGTATGAATTGCCTACGGGAACGCGAACGGTGGTGCCGGGTGTTCCACCTGTCGTCGTGGTCGTCCCGGCGGTCGGAGGTGCAAGGCCATTGAGCGCCGTGATTTCGCTGAGTGCGGCAGACCCCGCGGCGCGCCACGGCGCAAGGTCGCTGCGCTGTTGCTCGAAAATCTGCTTCTGAATATCGGCAGCGTATTTGTTGGCATCCGCTTGGGCTTGCGCGCCTTGTTCTGCTGCGCTCGCGGCTTGGCTGCCACCAATAAGGCTTGCGCCCGCGCCGACAACCGCACTTGCCGCTATTGCTGCTGCAACCATTCTAAGCCCCTAACCAAAGGCTCCAGTGGTGTTCGACCTTTTCGAACCCAAAGGACTCAAAGAGTTTTTCCGCGTGGAAAGATGCGTGGCACTTGTCGCCGACAAACCAGCGCTGCACGCCACGGCGCAGTGCTTCCGTGCGAACCGCATCGAACAGGAGTTTGCCGCCGCCATTTCCGCGGTGATCCGGCGCGACATAGAAAATATCCATCGTGAGTGTGAGGCATGTGCGATAGTGCAAGCCCGGAGCAACAAAGCCGATGTAATACCCTACAAGCCTCCCATCCTCGCGAAGCGTGATGTAGAGAAGCTCTCCAACCGCTTCGCGCGCGCCATAGACTTCAAACATGGGATCGAGCGGAACCTTGTCGCGGTTCAGCCCCAGTTCTTCGTAGTGAACCGGCAAGAGCGGACGCAATTCGCCCAATCCGCGCATGAAGTTTTCGATCTGCGCCGTAATCATCGCGGCACCCGAACGTCTATGATGAGATGAACTCTGTCATCGACGCTGTTGTTCACCACCTCATGCTCTGCCGAGGCGTCGAACCACCAAAGCTCGCCAGCCCCCATGAACACTTGCTCGTTACCTGCGCGGAATGTTGAACCTGGCAGGCTTAGGAGCGGAACGTGATAGCGCGAGTAATAGCCTGCATAGGCCCCCAGAACGTCGCTGTGCGGCTTGATCCGCTTGCCGGGGTCGAGGCGGGTAATCATCACCCGGCCAAGTCGCTCGGCCTCCACCATGCGCATGACGCTGAACACGATGGCATGAGCCTGCGGGAGGGCGTGCCACGCAGGCTGCGCCACACACTCCAGATCGTCGCCAACAACCTTTAAATCGCCAGTGCGCTCGAACTCGGCCATATCTGTGAAGCGAAGCCAGATATCCTCCACTTCTTCGTGGGGCGAATCCTTGAATGACTGCCTGAGCGGGTTTGTGTTCCAAAGGCCGCGCTGCCGGGTTGCGGCATTGAGCAACGGAACAACGTCGATCCGCTCTGCCAACCTTTGAAAATACTTCATGCGCTCGTGTTCTTCCCATAAGGCGCACGATTGACCCCCGTCACATCAGGATCGCCAGATGTTGCCGGTGTCATTGCGCTGCCGATGTAGATGCGGCTGGGATTGGTCGGGCTTGGAAAAGCCGTGCCGTCCGTTACCGCGTTGAATGTCACCGCCCCGCCAGCGCGGGCGGGATCGTCGTAATAGATGTCGTAGGACGTGCCGTAAGCGAGGCCGGACAGCGTATCGCCCGTCACGCTCACGGTTTTGTCCGGATAGATCATCGTGTGACTGCTCACGACGATCTTTGCCGTTGCGCCGTCTGCGGAGGCCGTCAGCGTCAATCCGCTCGGATAGCCGCCGATGATTGCCGCAACCGTATTGGCACTGTCGGCGGCACCTTGGGCGGTTGAGGCCGCTGTGTTCGCGGCTGTGGCCGCTGCCTGTGCCGTCGCCGCCGCCGTGTTCGCAGTATCAGCCGCCACTTGCGCGACCTCGCCGCTCTGCGCCGCGACCTCTACCTTGTCCTCAACGCCGCCGCCCACGCGCTCGTGATCGGTTTGGAAATAGCGATACCAAGCGGGCGTCACGAGGCCTATTTTAGGATCAGTCATCGGCACTTTTGGAGGAGGCAATGCCGATTTGACGCTTGCCACTACTGAATGTCCGCGTATGCCTGAATGACAACCCGCTTTACAGGGTCTGAAATCCTGATCTTGAAGACGCGCGAGCGGAATTGCCCCAACCGTCTCCACATCACGCGCAAACCGTAGTTGCCCATCTTGCCCATGGAGCGCCAGAGCTCGTTCGACCAAGTGAAACCGCGATCATCCGAGAACGAGAGCATCATCTGGGGATCGGAGCCTTGCCCCGTGACAAGTCCCGAACCGCCTTCGATGTCGATCTGGAACAGCGGCATAGAGTGATAGCTGCCGTCATCGCCAGTCGGAATCGAAACAAGCTCGCTGATCACCGGCAAATCGGTGTCATCCGTGAACGTCGATTGGTCTAGTTCGAATATCTTGCCGTCGCGGTAAGAGCCGATGAGCTGCTTTTCATAGGCGTAGAAATGGCAAGCCCCGATCCAGCGGCCTAGGCCATAACTCTCGCGCTCATGCCAAAGACCGGTTGCCACGTCATAGAAGACAGCCGGCGCGCTCGGCAGGATCAACCCAAAAAACGAATGGCCGTCTTGCACATAGGTTACGGCCACGACCTGATCGAAGTCGGTTACCGTCGCGAGAATGCGTTCTATCGCATGTGTCGAGATGCGTTCCGGTACATAGCCGTTTGCCCGATAAACTATAGGCCCGCCGCCTGCCTCTGCGTCGATCCCAACCCAGAACACAGTGCTGTCGAGTGAGCCGACCGCGTATCGGCCCATAAGACCCTTCGGAATAACCGTCTGGTTGACAGGTGCAAACGGAAAGTCCGCAGCGCCGGAATTGTACCAAGGTTCAATCGTCTCCTCGCCCATGAGCCAGACTTCGCCGTGATCGACAAAGACGCGCTTGAGATTGTCTGGCGAGGACTCGGCGCTCGCAAAATCCAGCGCGTCGTAATCCGCCCCCGCATTTATCGAGGAAATCTGGAACCGTTCGTCTGCTGTGCCCCAGATGAAATACCCGTTCAGATAACCGACCGAAGGACCGCCGAAGAAATCCTCATCGGTGATCTGGTTTAGCGTATTGGCCGTGCTGTCGTAGATGTACCCGGTGCCGTCAGACAATGAGATTGCCATCTGGGCCGCATCGTTCACGCTCATCACAACAGGGCCGCTGCCGCTTACTGCCCCAATAAGCGTTGCCGTTCCATCGCTTGAAACTTTGTAAAGGCTCGATCCCGACACGATGTAGAGCGTGCCTTTGATCTTGCGACCGCCTCTTATCGGCCCCGTCCCGACATTCGCCCAAGGCTTAGCGCCGGGGGTGCAGTACAATGCGAGCGGCCCCTTTGCCCGGGTCGGCGTCGTTTCCACATACCAGTTGCGAAGACGTTGCGATGAAAAGGCTGGGCTTGCCGCCGCGTCCGATGCAACGGCGAGCGGGATGGGCTGGAGCATCAGAAGTATTCAGCCTTCACAGGCTCGCTGGAGCCGCGCTGGGCCGCATGAATCCGAAGCAGGCGCGTGCCTTCCGGACCACCTGCATACTGCACGCCAAAGGCCGGAGCGGCGCGTGAAGCCACGATCATCGTCATGGGTTCGCGCACCGCATCCGGTATGTCGTCAATGTCCCAATAGACCAAGCCTTCGCCCAACAGATATTCGTGGACGCCATCAATTCTGCGCTCGATGAGAACAGCATCGGCGGCAGAAAGAGCTTCTTCCGCACGCTTGATGCCAAGTTCCTCGGCAATTGCGTCGCGAAGATCTGCTTTGGTCAGGGCCATGTGAATGCCTGGAATGGAAAGGGGCCAGAGTCGTTAAACCCCGGCCCCGATCACGTTTACGGGATGATGTAGAGGACTTCGACCGTAACGGTGCCGCCTGTGTTCGCCGCAGCGTCCTTGAGCGTACCGATGATCGCGAGCTTGCCGCCCGGGTCTTCGGTCAGTGTCGTGTCATAGTCCCATGCCTGCTTGCCATAGTTGGCAATGTCCTTGATGAGCGAAGCAGTGCTTGCCGCCGTCGCCAAATCAAGGCCGTCATTGAAGCAGTCGTCGTCGGTCGCCGTACCGAAGTCGAGGGTTGGCGAGCCGGTCGAAGCGAGGTCATCCCAGGAAACCTTGGAAAGGCCCAGAATGATCGCATTCGACGGGACGTAGCCGAACGTATAGGTCGAAGTGGCCGCTGCTGCCGCCGTGACCTCAAGCGTGCGGGAGAAGCCTTTGACCGAACCAGCAAGGCCGGAGCCGGGAACCGGATCGGTCGAAGCCGCGCCAACCGCTGTGAGATTTTCTGCCATTGAAGTGTTCCTTTCAGAAAAGAAGAAGGGACCAAAGCCTCAAGCCTTGGCCCCTTTCGTCAGTTGGTTGTCGATTACGAGTCGGCCACGCCCGAGAAGTAGCCCGTCACAATGCCGTGCTGCTTCAAGTCGTCGGTGTCACCCGAGCCCGAGCCGAACAGCATCTTTTCGAGACCGTCGATGGTGTCGATTGCAACGCCGTACTTGTCGCCGTAGTCGAACTCCTTGGTCACCGTCTTGGTGCGACGCGCAATCGCGTAGCCCAGCGCCTGCGCACCCATCAGATAGACAGGCTGGCAGTTGATCGTGCCGTTCGAGATCACCCCGATGTCGGGAACCTCGTGCACCACGATCCCGTCCCACTCGATGTCGCCGCCGTCGAACAGCTTGTTGTTCTGGTTGGCGAGCATCACTTCACGCTGAGCCTGCGTGATGGTCGAGTTGGTCTTGAGATCGCGGAACGCCCACGAACCGGCGAAGGCAAGGTAGTAATACTTGCCGTTCGAGGTGCGGATGGGACGGACCTTTGGGCTGGACGTGTAAGCCATGCGCTTCATGATCGAAAGCGCATCCGGGGTCAGCTTGTCCGCTGTGGCGTCGATCTGTGCCAACGCAGCCGAATGGTCGTTCGCGGCATTGTTGGACTTGGCGGCGCCGAACAGAACACGGTCGGAATTGTCCACCAACCATGCATCCTTCTGGGTTTCCGTGGCGTCGGCATAGGCTACGCCATTGATGGAGCCCAAGGACGTGATCACACGGTCCCGGATGTATTCCATCTTGAAATCCATGAGGACGGAACGTGACGCATCGCGCAGGTTGATCGCGTTTTTCTGTTCCTTCATTTCGGAGACGCGAGTGGCCTTGCGCCATTTGTCCACATAGACCTTGAAAGAACGCTGCTCGACGTTCTCTTCATTGCCTTCCAGCGTGTTCGAGCCGGTGATGGCGTCCTGATTCAGGCGATTGACCAGGGCGAAGGTAATGCTATCGCCCTTCTTCTTGGTCAGGTTTTCCTTCACCTGAATGATCGAGTTCTCGTCCGTACCCATGTAACGGGAGAACGGGTTCTCGTTCAGGAACTCGGTGAAGAATTTGTCGTCCCACTGCTGCACGCGCAAGCCAGTGGCGGTTTGTGTGTCTGCCATGTTGAGTTTCCTTCAATAGGGATGCGCCGCTTCTCAGCGGTGCGTTGGTTTGGTCAGCAAAAAGGGCGAGGATCGCTCCCCGCCCAGTCCATCGAGGGTCGTGCCGTCTCGCGACGGGTTATTTCTTGCCGAGGATGTCCTTGAGCGGCTTTGGACCGGACCATTCCGGGCCTTTGCGTGGCGACAGGGAAGGTTCGTCGGCAAGCGTATCGGGGATGGCGGGGCGCGCGGCTTCCTTTGCCTTCCAATCCGCTTCCACTTTGGCCCTGACCTCTGCTTCGATCCGCTCGCGATAGGTGAGCGGGTCTCCGATTTCACTCATGGCCTTGTGGCGCTTCACTTGCTCGTACGCGAACAGCGCAGGATTGGGTGAGGCACGGAATTGCTGCACGAGATGAGGATTGGCCTTGGCAAGTTCGACCCAGGCGGTGTGTGAACCGTCTTCGTCGGTGCCCATAACCTCGGCAAAGTCCGGGTTCGCACGCTTCGCATAGTCTTCCGACATGGCGACCGTTCGATCCAGGATTTGCTGGTCAAGCCGTGACTGAATGTGCTTCTCAAACCCTTCCGGGTCGGAGATCACATCAGGCGCGGGCGGCTTTTCCTGCTTCTCCTGCTTCAGCTCTTGAAGCTCTTTGCGCAACGCAACAATGACACGCTTTGGAACCATCTCTTCGTCGTGTTTCGCTGCCGGCGGCGCAGCCTGTTCGCCCTTCGGAGGCTCCGGTTTCGGCTCTTCAACCTTTGGCGCTTCGTCCGGCTCGTTGTCAGGCGAGCTTGGAACGATGTCCGTCACAGGTTCGTCGGCCTTGTCGGAATCATCCTTGTTAAACACTTCTTCGAGGGTCTTCATGTCATTGCTCCTAACGCCCGTTTACGTCGGCGGCACGTTCACGCCCGATGTCTCCGGCGGCGAGATTTCTGGAGGCGGCAACGTCGCTTGGTGATGCTGTGTTGCCGCGTCGGAAATTGATTTGATGGCGGATGCCCTGTTCTTCTCCGCCGTCGATTTGTCGATATCGAGCTTGGCCGCGAATACCGCGTCCGCTTTCTGCTTCTGCTCGGCCTGCTGTTGCGCCTGCGCCTGCGGATCGCCGCGCATCCGGTCAAGGATCGCTGCCTTGTTCCGCAAGGACGATGCCTCGATCACAACATCCGGCGGGATCTGAATGCCTGCCGTGACCATCTGCGTAAGCTGCTCGAACTGTTCGGCCTGGATGTTCGCCGTGTCGGGCGCTTCCTCGATAGTGATGTCCACCATCAAATCCGCAACCGGGTTTTCTACGCCAACCTGTTGCGGGCCGTAAGCCGTTTGCGCCACTTGCGGCACGTTGAGCCCAACCCATTTCAGGTTGTTCTCATCATCCGTGACGCGAATCCATGTCTCCGCCGTCCAATACTGGCGGATACGATTCCACACCTGCGTCATCACGCGGCGCTGCCAGTCTCGCAAGCCATCAAGGAGCGGCGCTAGCTCTGTCTGCCCGCCCTGCTGGTTGGCAAGAATGGCGCGGCCTGATGGCGCGTTCTGATCCTTGCCTAGAAGGGCCGCGTTTGCGCCCTGCTGGGAAAGGGCCTGATCGGTCTGGGCCAGAAGTTGGAACTGGCCCTGTGCCAAATCGTTCGTCTGCGCGATGTCGAAGCGCATGTTCGGCGTGACTTCGACATAGCCGTCAGGCTTGGCCAGTTCGGCGCGGGCAGTCGCGACGTTCGCCACCGCGCCCTTCTCCGCAATGACCTGGCGCACGCTAAGAAGGTGCAGAGCCTTGGAGCGGCGCTTGTTCTGCTCGTCCTGGAGCGAGATAAGCGGGCGAACGATGCCGTATCGCTCGTTCTCGCGGTTGCAATAGCCCCCAAGAAGTTCAAGCGGGCATTCCGGCTCTTTGTCCTGGTCAACGTATTTGACCGGCTCATTGCCGCTAAGAAGTCCGCCCTCTGTGTAGAACGCCTGGAACCACACGCCGTCATTGCGATAGTAAATCTCGCAGACCCTTACGCGCTTGCGCTTGCCGTCCGCCCAGATGCGATGTTTGGGCCTGTCGTCATAGGTTTGCGAATTGGACTGCGATAGCGTGACTTCGAGCGCGTCAGTAGCGTCCGGCCATTTCTTGACCGCCACATCGTAGTCCATCCATGTGACGATGCCTTTGTACGTCGCATCGCTGAAATCACGTTCGCGGCTGTGAGGATCGCGGAACAACCTGTCCCACGGAATCTGCTTGATCGTGATATCGACCTTGCCATCCTTCTTGTGCTTGCAGCCGATCAGAACGCCGCCCATGCCTTCGATGAGCACATTCTCCCAGACCTTGGTCTTGGCCTGCGAGAAGCGCGTAGAGTCGGCCACGAAGCGCAGCGCGTCTGTGGCTGCGTTGGCCGCGTCCTCCTCCTTCGGGGTGCGCGGGAACGCCTTCGGATCGGTGCGTGTCCTGATCTCGTGCCCTACGAGGTAATCGACCTTTCCCTTGATCTTGTTGTCGATGACGATGGGCTGCTTGCGCTTCTTGAGAACGGCTTCTTCTTCCGCCGTGAGCTGGATGTTGTCGTAATAATCCCGGTCGCGCTCTGAGCCTTGGCGCTCGTCAATCGTCGATTCTTCCGAAGCCTCGAACATCCGAATGAGCGTTTCGACAGGAAGGGGCTGTGGCGCTGCGTCTGCAACATCCTCCACATCCGCTGTCGTCACACCGTCTTCCATGAATCTTCGTCTTCCTCTGTGTCGCTGTCCCAGCGGTCTTTTGGTTTGGGCTTGTGTTCTTGAGCTGCAATCGCCGGATGCGCTTCATCGAGGGCGCGGCCGATCAGCGAACCGTTGTCCACGTCATCGTCGTTCTTGCCTGCAGGGAAGCGCAGATATTCGTCCAGAATGTCGTCGCCCTCTTGGCCCTCGGGGAACCAAACCGTTCCCATCGAGGCGCGGGCCTGAAAACCTCGCGCCCTCGTCGGCTTGTCGGCAATGCTCGGAAGCCATTCGAACCGGCAGTAGATTTGCCGCTCGCGCGAACGTCGCGTCAGCGCAGGCTCTATCGCCTTCTGAATGACGCCAGCCTCGCCAAACCATGCAAAGGGCTTGTAGCGCTTCACCAAGTCCAGCTTGCGGTCGATCCACACATCGGATGCGGTCTGGCCTCGAAACCCGCCCGGCATCAGGTAGATGTCGCCATTGGGATCGACGCCCCACACACGATGAACGGTGAAGTCACCGCCGTCTTCCGTCACCGCATAATCGCTGGTGCCGTAGTAGTGCAGTTCCTTCGGCGCGGTTTTGTATCGCTTGAACCACTCGCGCTTGAAATATGTGCCTTCGTCAGGCTGCGGCCTTTGCTGATAGAGCGCAGACCACGTTCTTGGATTGGCGCGAAACGCCGCCCAATGCTCTGCCGTGAACCATTCGGGCCATAGAAACTCGCCACGCTTGCGGCCCAGCGGATCGTCCGCGTGTGTCGCCTCGGCTGGCAGGCTGATCACATACCAGCGCTCGCCATCGCGGCACTGAATGAACCCGCTCTCACCATCGTATTTTTCAGGCAGGATCGAACCGGCAAGATCGTCTTCATGCCAGCGGGTTTGAATCAGAACGATCCAACCACCAGGCTTAAGACGGGTCTTGATCGAGTCCTGATACTCAGTGAGCGTGCGTTCGCGGATGACCTCGCTGTCCGCGTCCTGACGGCCCTTGATAGGATCGTCGATGATAATTCCGTCCGCGCGGTTGCCGGTGATCCCCGAAAGGATACCGCCGCCCATGAACTCGTTCTCGTTCTCCAGCGACCACTCGTCTGCCGCCGAACTGTCCGGGCTTAAACCCGTGCCGAATATCTCGCGATAGACAGGCTGCTTGATGATGCTGCGCGCCCGCCTGCCGATCTTGCGGGCAAGGTCGCTCGCATAGGTCGCCACAATCACATTGCGGCGCTTCTTCCTGCCCATGAACCAGGGCGGAAACACCACGCTTGCATAGGTGCTCTTTGCCGATCCGGGCGGCATGAACACCATCAGGCGCTTGATCTCGCCTCGCTCTACCGCCTCCAGCTTGTCGATCAGAAGCCGGTGATGCTTTGCCGGCGGCTGGCGAATGGGCTTGAACGCAACATCTGAGTCGGGGTCTTCATCAACCGGAGCGCCCGGTATTTCTATCAGGCCGCAGAAATCGAGAAGGCTATCCTTTGCGTCCAGACAATCGAGCGCCCGCCATGTGGCTTTAGGATTCGACAGTAACGCGGCTGAGGATGCCTCTAAGCTGGTCACGCTGCTCCTTGGTCAGATTGGTCAGGTCGGGAACGACTGACGCCGCGATTGGCCCGCCGTTCGCGCCCGTGTGCTCTGTGCGGTTCACGTCTCGCCAAGCCTCTGGCCTCCGGTTCTTGAGCCAGAAGATTGCCGCCGTTGTGTCAGGTGCAATCTTGGCGCGGAACGGCGCGTAGACAGGTTCTATCGCCCCGCCAGGCATGAAAATCTTCACTTCGTCCTGCTCGTAACCGGTCGCCTTGAGGTAGAGGCTACGTTCGACCCGCTCGTCAGCAACTTCCTTGCCGACCTTTAGGGCCTGACAAAACTCTGGGAAGTCGTGCTTCCAACGGTAGATTGTCCTGACATCGACTTCGAAAAAGTCAGCGATTTCCTGGTCGGTTGCGCCAAGCTCGCAAATCTTTCTGGCCTGCTCACTGAATGCCGAGTCGAACTTCGACGGCCTGCCTGTCTCAGCCTTCATCGTCCACCGCTATCCCGCGTACATGGCTGTAGAGGATGAGGGTTTCTCCGTTCCTCGTGGTTGCCGTGCATTGTGTTCTGTACCTGACGCCATCTTGGAGCGTTGTGTGTCGCTGGGTGACTTTTGAGCCACATGTGATTGTTGGATCGCCTGAAAGCCTGGTCGCTGCGCTTGCGTCGGTTCCGGTCACGACCGAGATCGACCATGTTGCCGAGGTGACGGAATCGCAATCGCCTAACTCGCCCGAGAAATCGAAGGAGAGGTCTTTCGTCTCTCCCGTGTCCATCGGTTCGAAGTCGCGGCCGACATAAGGCATTCTGTAGTCATCCTCTGCCGGTCAGGGTTGTTCGTCTTGGGTAAGATGGGCTTAGAGTGGAGATGCGGGCTCTGTTGGGACTTAGCGTGCTTACCCTCGGATTGCGTGGGCTTAGAACCTGCTCTCCGACTCGTGTGGCTGAGCCCGCATCGAAATGCGGCGTGTAGATCAGGCCTGCGTCATTGCCCGTCAGCGTGAACTGGCCGGTGCCAGCCGTCAGTGTGTATGCCGTCGAGCCTGCTAGCTGCTTGGTGAGCGTGGCGTCATTGCCCGTAAGGACGAACGAGCCTGCATCTGCAATCAGCTTGCGAGCGGATTTTAGGGCCGCGTCGATCCCGGTCAGGACAAAACTGCCAGCCGCCGCGATCAGCTTTCGCGCGCTCGTCAGACTGGCGTCTTGACCTGTTAGGGTGAAGCTGCCCGCTCCTGCGGTTAGCTTGCGGGCCGACTTGAGCGCCGCGCCCTGGCCAGTAAGGCTAAATGATCCTGCCGAAGCTGTGAGCTTCCTTGCAGATTTCAGCGCCGCCGATTGACCGCTGAGCGTGAACGCACCGGCAGATGCCGCGAGCTTGCGAGATGAACTTAAGCCAGCCGATTGGCCTGTGAGTGCGAATGATCCAGCATCAGCCGTAAGTGTGTAGGTCGTTCCGCCAGCACTCGGCGTATAGGTGATGACGATGATGCCTTGCGCGCCCGCTCCGCCGGGGCCAGAGGGCGAAGATGCGCCACCGGAGCCGCCACCGCCGCCGCCGCCGCCGTAGAGTCCGCCGCTTCCACCGTCGCCAGATACAGGGCCAGTGCTTCCGTTGCGCCCGCCACCACCGCCTGCGCCGCCGCCGGGTCCTGCCGTCGCGCTATCGG